CACCGACACCCCCCGCCGAGCCGCTGACCGCCGCGGCTCACGTCATCACGATCTCGGACGTGCCGCCGGCCGAGTGGTTCGCCGAACCGCTGGATGTCCAGCAACACGGCGCGCTCACCGTCACCGATCAGGGTCGCGTGTACGGCTGGCTCGCGCCGGCCAACGTCGCCCACCGGTCATTCGCCGACCGCAGGGTGTACGCGCCGCGGAACGTCGACTACCGGCGGTTCCTCGGAGGCGAGACCATCGTCGCCGGCGGAGGACGCGTGGTCACCGGACCGATCACCATGGAGTGTGGTCACGCCAACCCACACGACCCGCGACGCGCCGACCTGAACTGGGCGCCCGACCACTACCACAACACGTGTTCGGTCGTGGCGCGCGTCAACGTCGGCGAGTCGGAGCGCGGCACGTGGGTGGCCGGCGCACTGGTGGCCGGCGTCACCGCCGAGCAGATCACGAAGATGATGACGTGTCGGCTCTCCGGCGACTGGCAGCCGATCCGCGACCAGCCGGGGCGCCGTGAGCTCGTGGCCGCGCTGCTCGTGCCCGTGCCGGGCTTCCCGCTGGCTCGGAGCGCCCCGACCGTCCAGGTGGACAACGGCGAGCTCGTCGCGGCGTCCGTGCCGGTACGCGTCGTTCACGCCGACGCGGACGTTGACTTCGAACTGCAGCGGTCGCGCGTCGAGCGCAACGCGTTCGACGTCGTCGTCGCCAGCTTGCAGCGACGGCTTGGCCGCACGCCGGCTGACCGCGTGGCGGCGCTGAAGTCACGGGTACACTCGACCGCGACGCTGGACGTGGGAGATGATACCAGCTTTCGCTTCCGTAGAAACCAGAGGCGAAACCCCGCTACCGGCGAGTGGATAGACGACAGCGTGGGTGACGGTGGTCACGGTCGCGGTCGTATATCGAGCGTTCCGAACATTGGAGATGGCGGCGACGTGGACTACGTCGACTTTCCGGTCGAGGGTCCCACGCGTTCGGGGAATCGGAAGCGACTGCGTCAGCTTCAGGAGCAGGCTGAGGATCAGGGCCTCGACGAAGATGAGGCGCGTGAACTTCGGACACTCGAGAGATTACTCTCGGACGAGATGGATGAGGAGACGCGTCGGCGTCGTCAAAACGCACTGGAGGAATGAACGATGGCTTGTGGATGTGGTGAAAAGAAGGAAGCGATGACCTCGGCACAGCTCACGGAGCCGGTAGATACGTCGACGATCGCGCCGGTCACGCAGACTATGCGAGAGCGTCGTGAGGCCGAACTGTCCAGCGTTCGAGCGGCCATCGCCAACTCACGCGGTTAAATCTCACCACAGTTTCGTTTGACAGTCGGCCCGGTACCTCCGTATGCTGGTACCGGGCCGATCCTTGTCACTACGAAGCAGATGCGATAGGTGGCACGCCGTGGCAAAGAACAAGGGGCCGGTCCAGCCTCCCGAGGACTACACCGCGCTGAGTGACGAGGAACTCGCGACGTTCGAAACGGACGCCACCGCCGAGTTCGACGAGGTCACCGGCGATCCGAACATTAACGCGGACGGGCTGGCGCGCGCGACCCAGTTGGCCGACATGATCGATACGGTTCGCGGTGAGAACGCACGTCGTACCCAGGAGCGTGCGGATATCGCCGCCGGACGTGAGGCCCTCATGGCCCGGGTGCACGTTCAACCCGAGGAGCCCGAGGGTGGCGAGGGTGACGGCGACACCGAGGGTGGTGAGGGTGGCACCGAGGGCGCCGGTGAGGGTGCCGCGGCGCCGGCGGTCGCGGTGGTCGCCACCGGTGGTGCAACGACCCAACCGGCGCGGCGTGCGACACGCAAGCTGAACCTGTCACTCGCGGACGCGCAGACGCATGCGCCGAAGATCAAGGCACCGCGCACCGAGCCGGTACTCGTGGCCTCCGCCGACATCCCAGGTTTCACCACGGGTGGTCGGTTGGATGGTATGGACTCGCTGGTCGCCGCGATGACGGCACGCGCCCGTGCGCTGCCGATCGCGGCGGTGCGGGGTGCCGATGAGGACTGGGAGCGCGCGACGCGCTACCCGATCGCGGCGCTCGAGCGTCAGTTCCGGTACACCCTCGGCCCGGACGCAACCCTCGAGCAGATCAACGATGTGCTCACCGCGGCCACGGATCCGGAGGCGCTGGTCGCCGCCGGTGGCTGGTGCGCGCCGAGTGAGATCTCGTATGACTTCTACAACATCGTCTGTGAAGACGGGATGATCGACCTCCCGACGATCGGCATCAACCGGGGCGGCATCCGCTTCCCGGTGTCGGCCTCGTTCGGTGACCTGGTCGGCAACGCGGCAATGTGGTCGTGGACCGAACTGCAGGACGTCGCGGCCGTCACCGGCACCGGCGCCGGCACCAAGACCTGCGCCCGGGTGCCGTGCCCGTCGTTCTCCGAGGAACGTCTCGAGTGTGACGGCATCTGTCTCACCGTCGGCAACCTGACCGAAGACGCGTTCCCCGAGCTCATCGCGAACCACACCAAGCTGCTGTTCGCGGCACACGCGCACAAGATGAACGGGCGGTACATCGCGAAGCTGCTCACGGCCAGCGGTACGGCGATCACCGGCATGGGCGCCGCGGGCTCCGGCCTGGTCGCACCGGTGCTCGGTGCGATCTCGCTCGCCGCGATCGACTACCGCGAGAAGTACGCGATGTGCGAGGACGCGATCCTCGAGGTCATTCTGCCCCGCTGGGTGCGCGCCGCGATGCGGTCTGACCTGCGGAAGCGAGGCGGTGACTTCCGCTACCTCACGGTTGCCGACGCCGCGCTCATGGATATGTTCGACGTCGAGAACGTTCGCGTCCAGTGGGTCAACGACTGGCAGGTACGAACCTCCGGGTTCCCGGGTCAGTCGACGCCGGTCGTGATCTGGCCGACCACCGTCCAGTTCATGATCTACGCGCCGGGTACGTTCGTACTCGGCCGGGGACTGCGTCTCAACCTCGGCGTCATCCGCGACTCGGTGCTCAACGCCACCAACGACCACACGGCCGAGTGGCAGGAGGAGTGCTGGCTGATCGCGAAGATGGGTCACGAGTCCCGGCTGTACACCGTGCCGATCTGCCCGGATGGCACCACCGGTGCCGCGGACCTCACCGCCTGCGGCGTGTAAGCGCCCACCGTGGCGATCGACTTCGACGGCGGGAGGTGAGGACACATGGTCAACGCACGACTGGAGGTCCCACCTCCCGGGTTCACCCCGTTGCCGTTCGGCCTGTTCTCGGCGATCGACTTTCGCGCCGACTCCGACCCACACTGGCGCCTTGGCACCGACTACGAACCGCTGTGCTCGACGTCCGGTGCCGTCACCGGGCTAACCTACGAGGGTTGTTTCTCGGTCACCGGCACGGGTGGGCCACCGCCTCCCCCGCCCACCAAGGGCAGCACGGGTGATAAGACGTTTCGCGGCGCCACCGCGTTCTCGCCGTACTCGTTGATCGACTGCTCGGCGCCGGGCTTCTGGGATGAGGCCGAGGAAAACGCGCTTCGGCTCATCGGCCGCACCGAGCAACGACAGGTAGAACGTGCATTCTGGACCGGCGTGGCCGGACTACAACCCGTCGTGTACCCGCACCTCGCCGCGAACACGGCGCTCGTAGAGGGTATGGTGACGCTGCAAACGGCGGCCGTCACGGTCACCGGTGGCGTCGTTGACGTAGTAGAGGGTCTCGGCCTACTCGAGGAACGACTCGCTACCTGCTACGACGGCGTCGGTGTCATTCACGTACCGATGTCGGTGACTCCTCCGCTCGCCGAGGCGATGCAACTGCGCCAGATAGGCGGGAAGTTGTTCACGTGGAACGGAAACCAGGTGGTCGCCGGTTCGGGGTATCCGGGCACGGCGCCCGACGGCACCGCACCACCGAACGGTACCCGCTGGATCTACGCCACCGGCGCGCTCTTCGGTTACCGATCGGCGGTGAAGTTGATCGGCACCAACGGTGAGATCCTGACTCGCTCGAACAACACGGTGACCGCCATCGCCGAGCGAACGTACGTCATCGGGTGGGAGTGCTGTCACTTCGCGATACCGGTATCCATAGGTGGCCTCGGGGCCGGCGCACCCGGCGTACCGGGCTAGGGAGAGTGAGACATGGTCGCCGAGTGCGTGAATGCCATCCACGGCGAGGTGGTGCGTCTCGTCAAGCTGGACGTCTGCGGCAACCCGGTCACCGGCGCATCCAGCGCCGTCGTGGTTACCGACGGCTTCATTCGTATTACCCCGTCGCCGCAGTACCTCGACGGACAGGAGCACCAGCAGGTCAAGGCCAACGGCCAGCTGTGTAACTACAAGCGCGACAAGCCACAACTGACCCGCGTTGAATTGCTCATCGACTGGTGCGTACTCGACCCAGACGCCATTGTCATTGTCACCGGTGACACTCTGATCGCCAATGCGGGTACGACCGGTACCGGTGTCGCCTTCGGCGAGGGTCTGGTTACCGCGCGGTACTCGCTCGAGATGTGGCAGCAGGTTACCGGACCCAACGCGTGTGATCCGACGACCGGTTTGCAGCGATACGTCTACTGGGCGTTCATGAACGTCGGCAACGGCAAGGTGAACCAATTCACCTTCGAGAACGCACCGTTCGAGTTCCACACCACCGGTGAGACCGAGAAGGTCGGACCGCTGTGGGGTAACGGGCCTGGCTCGGCCGGTCCGTGGATTCCGAGCGCGATCACCAACCTCACGAAGCACTATCTCTACAACGTCACCACCACTCCGCCGCCGGTCTCGGCGTGCGGTGCCGTGGTGCTCGCGTAAGGACTCGTTTACCGTGTCGGCGACGGGATACACGTCCGAATTCCCGGCGCACGACCACGACGGCGCGGACATTGTCTCGGGTACC